AAGCACTAGCACAAACTTTATTTGCAACTGCTAATCCACCTGCTACAGAAGCATCACCTGATACTCCAAAGGTTTGTCCTACAAATAATGTGCCATCTACTTGAACAGCACTTGTAGCTATCTTAACTGCTGTATTAGTTCCATCTCCTGTTTGAACATTTGTTAGTGTTCCTGATATACCTGTGTTACCAGAGGTACTAACTTGTAATAATTTTTTATATGTAGCATTAATTAAATTATTGGTTAAATCACTCATACTGTACCCCACTTTCTAGTATTAGGTGTTGGAACATCATTCCATGTAACATTAGCATCTTCCCATTTTAAATTTCTACCAAAAATATCTGGTCTTGCATTTGGAACTATAGTATCATCTCTTACATTAGCAGATTTATTTTGTGGATGATTTTTTAAATCATAGTTACCTTCAAAGCATTGAGGACATATTAACATATCATAACTGTTTAATTTCATAACTCTCATGTCATAAACAAATGAACATGAATCACACATAGCTTTTGCTTTTGTACTTCTTCTAGACATTAAATATATCCTAATTTAGGTTTAAAATAAATGCTTGCTCTTTCTTTATCTTCTTCCATTGCTCTTTTTAATGTTTCTTCATAACTTGTTTTTAACATACTAACTCTATCCATAGGTATGCCTGCTCTTTTTTGTGAAAGATAATAAGCTAATCCATATGTTAAACAAGGTAAAAATCTTTTTGGTATATCTGCATTTTGTCCTGCAGATTTATTTACATCTTCTAATTGTCTTATACCTTCTATAGTTAATATCTCTGAACTATTATCAGGTATAGGATATAAAAATACTGTAGGTTTATCTACATTTCTTTTTATAGCATATTGTGTTGGTCTACCTGTTTGTGACTTATTAGGTAGTACATTATATTCTTCAAATGATATTCTTGTTAATTGTGTTTCTGTTGCAGCAGCACTTGCTCTAACTGTAATAACTAAAGCATCATTTACTGAGTTATCTAAATCATAAGATGTAACACTTGTTGATACTGTTACTGCTGTAGTAAAGGTTGTCCATAATAGAACACCTCTATTTTGCCAATCATTTAATAATAAATTTATAGACCTTCTCGCTGATTGTGGTGTATGACCAAGAGTTTGCTCACCACCTATCATTTCTGTAGCTTCTTGAATTATTTCATCTATATCTAGATTAAAATTATAAGTTCCTGAACTAGCCATATTTTCTATGTTTTTCCTTTAATTGTTTCTTAGCAGCTTTTGCTAATCTTGATTGTTCTGGTTTACCACCAAACTTTGCTCTTTGTTCTAATACAGTTAGTATTTGTATTTTTCTAGCATAAGGTTTATTTATTCTTTTAACTTTAGCTATTGTCTTCTTTGCATCTGCTACAGTTGCATATTTAATTCTAACTGTATCTTTAGGATTCTCGTCTGTATATAATCTACGACCAGAACCTTTAGGCTTTTTTCCTGTTCCTACTTTGGGGTCTTTTCTTTTTTTTATCATTTTTTTTCACATAATTTGCAACTATTCTAGCTTGGTTTGCATGAAGCTTAGAAGCTTTCTTTAGTTGTTTAGTTACTTTTTTTAATTGTCTTACCATATTATATTCTTGTTGTTGTTTCTTAAATATAAATAATGTTTGATTATTCATAACACACCTCCTAATTAAAGTTAGTGCGTTTCTTCGTTACCTACTTCCAACTCAATGAGCCAAACGATTATTTTTTCTTTTTCTTTTTAAATGTTTTTACATTTGTAGGTTTACCACCTACTCCTTGTGCTTTTGCTCTCTTTCTTTTTACTGCACTTGTTATTTGAGATTTACTCATTCTATTAGCAGTAGCTCTTGGTACGCATTTAGGATATTTTCTTTTACTACCTTTTGTAGATTTTCTACCACAAGATTGAAACTTACCTTTCTTCTTGGGTGCTCCTATATCTACCCAATCACCTTTAGGTCCTTTGCCAAACCATGCTGTAAGTCCACCTTTAGGTTTAGCCATAATTAACTCCTATATCTACCACCACGTTTTTTATAAGTACGTACTAACCATGCATTAGCATATGCACTTGGATAAACGTCAAACTTTCTTTTAGCTTCAGCTTTTACTCTAGCATACAAAGAAGGATTAGTAGGTTTAGCTCCACTTTTTTTCTTTGTAGTTTTTCTTTTAATAGCCATTACTTAGTTCTTCTTGCATTTCTACGTGCAGTCATACCTGATAACTTACCACCTGCAGATGCATATTTAGTTTTCATAGCTCCACCTTTAGCCATGTATTTAGTCTTCATAGGTGTACCACCTGCTTTAGCTGCATATTTACTTTTCATTTTTCCTGGCATTTTTTTTCTCCTTATATAAGTTGTTAAATGTTACCTCTGGGTCTGTGTAACTATCGTGTATTTCTGCTGCATGAGTATGTTGACTAGGTCTAAAATCTGGTGCACCTTCACCAGTTACCCATAAAGCAGGACTTGTTACTCTTGTTCTATTATTAGGTAAAGCTACTATATTACCTGTCCATTTTCCTGCATCTGTTAATTGTATTACATGATTTTGTTTATGTTGTGCAGGACAATCACTAATATCACTATCTGTAAAATCTACTGTAAACATATATTTACCTTTATAAAACTCATTATCTATTTTACAATACCAAGGACTAGCTGTTAATAAATCTAATTTAACTACACTATGTGTTCTTGATGAGCAGTCCCAAGGTTGTGCTAAATGTGTATCCATTCTTTCTGGAGCTTCATCTAATATTTCATCTGCTACTAATGCTGTTATTGGCATCCTTGCCCACATTGCACCACCATGTATATTATTTTTTTCTTCTATTCCAGTAAACATAACTTGAAAACTTAAACATCTATCTGGTATTGTATTAACTGCAAATGCTATTCCATGTAAAAATTCACCATGATATTTTAAATGATTATGTGTAAATTCTTTTCGTACCCAACATTTAAAATGAGGAATATTACTTATTAAATATGACAGTTAGCACCTCCATCTACGTCTTGCTTGTCTTAATCTTGAGTTAGGATTCTTCGCTGCTTTAGGAAACTTCTTCATTTGTCCTGCAGACCTAGCACAAAAACTTTTTCTTCTTGCTGCTCTTTTACCTGTTGGTTTCTTTTCAGTAACAGCAGTTTGTAATTTACTTCCAGGATTTTGTCTTCTATATTTTGCTACACCTTTTGCTGTAAGACCTGCACCTTGCTTGGTAGGTCGTTTATCACCTTTACCAATGGTCATGCCTTTCATGCCTTTACCTTTTATTTTTTTTCTAGGCATTATATTTTTCTAGTAGCTCCAAAACCTCTAAGTGCTACTCCACCACCTGCTCTCTTTTGAATTTTACCACCTGCTTTCATAAAACCCATTTCATTTCTTACAGATTTTGGAAGATTAGGTAATCCTTTATTTCCTGCAGGTATAGGTTTTAATGGTCCACCTGCTTGTCTTTTCATAGTAATTTTTTTCATTTCAGATTTAGTTAAATCTTGATATACAGATTCTCTATCTAAAACTTTTCCAGGCACATTAATTTTTTGACCTGGTTTAATTTTATTTAAATCCTCTATATTAGGATTAACTTTTTTAATTTGACCTAATGTAGCATTTGGAGTTCTTTTAGCTATTTCAGATAAAGTATCTCCTTTTTTAACAGTATAAGAACTTAAATCTTTACCACTAGCTTTTTTAAATAACTTACCTGTTGTTGTTAATCCTCCTGCTATAGCTGTTGTTTTAGCTATTGCTCTTTTTCTTTTTCTTTTAGCAACTCTTGATTCACTTTTACCTAGTGTTTTTTTAAATTTATTTGAAATATTTAAAAGTTGACCTTTTTTATTTCTAGTTACTACAGTTTGGTCTGTTTTTTTAGTAGGAGCTATTTCACCTTTTTGACCTTTATCTTGTGTTTCAAATCTACCTTTATCTCTTCTTTTAACACCTCTTCTAGCTACAGTTCCTACTTTAAATTCACCTTTATCCCTAACAGCTTTTTTTGGTAAACTTAAAAAACTTCTTTTAAATTCTGTTATTGCTTTACCTGATAAATCTTTAGCTTTATTAACAATGCTTGATACTTTTGATTTATCCATAGTTTTTAACTTAGATATAACTTTAGGACCTAATTTTGTAGCTACTTTAGTTCCTACATTTATTCCTTGAATTAACATAATTATTCTCCTACAGTTTTATATTCTCTAGGTTCTTCTTTAATCTGAGCTTCAATTGGTCCTCTTACTCCAGGTCCTTTTCTAGCAGCACCATAACCTTGACCAGTTGGCTTACCACTTGTATCATGACCTGTAGATTTATTAATAGTTCTTGCATTAGCTCCTACTATTAAAGTACTAGTTTTTATTTGCATTTTTTTTCCCTTTCTTTTTTTTCTTTTTCTTTTTATTATTAACTTTTGTTATTTGCTGTATTACATTAATTCTACTAATAGTCATTACTGTGCTCCTTGTAATACTGGATTAGGACCACCTGAAGGATTGTTAGCTGATTGCATATCATCTTGTCTTGTTCTTCTAGACTGATTACGTAAAGCATCTATTGAATTTTTATATTTACCTTCCCAGTTTGCTAGTGTTTGAAAATCTTTTATAAAGTATGTAGCTTCTACCATACATGCTGCAAATAAAGCATTATAGCAAAACTCACTAAAATAATTTGATGTTGTTACACTTGTACCTGTAGCACTAGCTAAAGCTAAAGGTCTACGTGTAAATTGTATTTCACCTGATACTGCAGATGCAGGTGTTGGTACAATATAAATTT